CTGCTCCTGCATCTACAAAACTTAATGTATCAGTCCCATTGGTCTGTAAGACTTGACCATTGTTACCAGCAGAAGAAGGATAAGTCAAGACCCCAGCAAGTAAACTAGTGGCAGATACACTGGCCCCGCCTATGGCAGTGGCAGTTAAATCTGTAAGACTAAGAGAAGGATTGATCCTAGCAGTGACACTGGTAGTTGCAGTGCTAACAGAGGTACCTTCCTCTGTCAGAAGGATTGTACCGTCATTGGCAGTAAAAGCAGTAAACCCACCAAGGGCTATATTATTAAGCTGATCTGCCGTGGCAGTGAGAACTGTACCCCGAAGAGCAAACTGGCCCGTTACATCTAACTGTGCCGTACTCATGGAAATAGGGGCAGCAGTTCCTCCACCGTCTTGAATAGCCCTGACTGTACCGTCGAGACCATCATTAGGATTAGCTGCATTAACTTGCAGTAGATCCTTATAAGTGTTAGCTATTAGTTGGTTTGTTAGATCAGCCATAATAAATTATTCCTTTGGTCACTATTTCTTACGGCTTTTCCTTTTCAAACCAAAGACGCCGCTTCTTCCTTCTTTCTTACTACTCTTCTTTTTTCTGGCTCCTTGAGCTTCATCTCTTCTAGATTTAAAGCTCTGTGTCTTGGAAGAAGCTTTACCCCTACGCATTCCCAAACTTTCGTCTTCTCTTGCCTTATAACCTTGACGCTTGGTAGCTTTCTTCTTCTTAGCAGCGGGTTTCTTGGTAACTTTCTTTGCATTAAAATAAGCTCTTGGCATTGCTCTTAACTCCTTTTATATAAAGTTCCATTCAGTGGTAGTGTCTTCCCATTTAGTTGTAACAGTTTCCCAACTTTTATTTCTATCTTCATTACTAGGTGGTCTTGCATCTCTGATAAATTCTTTGTCTACTGGAAATTTTACCCTATTTTGTGGGTCTGTTACAAGATTAAAAATACCATCGCTTTCACTCTTTGCAACAATAAACTCTGTTCCCGGTTCCTTGACTCTTTGATCAAGAGGAAAACGAAACCCTGATCTATCACTAATAAAGAATGCTCTCTTACCTATTGGTGTAGCCATTTAACATTTCCACCTTTTTCTTGCTTGTCTTAGTCTTGAGTTAGGATTCTTTGCAGCTTTGGGAAACTTTTTCATTTGACCTGCTGATCTGGCGCAGTAACTCTTACGTCTGTTTGCATCTTTACTACCCTTCTTCACAGATCCGGTAACAGCTGTCTTTAGCTTACTACCGGGGTTATCTCTCCGGTACTTTGCCACACCTTTCTTGGTCATACCTGCGCCAGCTTTGGTGGGTCTCTTCTGCCCACCGCTGATGCTGTGACCTTTCATAGTACCTTTTCGTTTCTTAACTGCCATCACCTTTTCTTCTTTGCAAAAGTTTTAACATTGGTAGGCTTACCACCTACACCTTGCTTCACTGATCTTTTACGTTGAACAGCAGACTTTTTTTGGCCAGCTGTCATACGCTTTGCCTTGGCCAGTGGTACACACTTAGGATATTTTCTTTTAGAACCTGTGGTAGACTTTCTTCCACAAGGTTGAAACTTACCATTCTTCTTAGGAGCACCTATGTCTACCCACTCTTCACCTACCCACTTTCTAAGACCACCTCCTGTCTTGGCTCCTACAAGTTTTTTCTTCTTTCCTTTTTTCTTTCCCCCGGGTTTGACCTTACCAGAACAAACAGCAGAGGCGTACATATTTGCGTAAGCTGAAGGGTAAACATCAAACTTACGTTTAGCCGCTGCCTTTCCTTTGGGGCAGAGTTTAGCCATTCTATACTATCCTTAATCTTGGAGAGATAAACAAACTTACACGTTCTTTATCTGCTTCTAGAGCAGTGCCTAAAAGACTTTCGTAGTGAGCTTGGAGCATAGAGATACGTTCTGTAGGAACATTAGGTCTCTTGAGACTTAGGTAATAAGCAAGACCCACAGTGAGGCAGGGAAGAAATCTGAAAGGAACATCTGCATTTTCCAGAGCACTTCTGTTAACATCTTTCAGACGTTTCATTCTATACTGTCTAAAGGTATAGGTATCTGCTGCATCAGGAACAGGAAAGACATATACCTTCATGTTGTCTCTGCCTTTAAGAGTAGCAAACTGAGTAGGTCTTCCTGCTGTAGCTTTGTTGGTGATAGCTTCGTATTCTTCATAAGACATCCGGTTCATCTGAAAGTCATTAGAGTTAGAAGACAATCTAATATACCCGTTGAGAACATCCACTGTCTCATCCTCTAGAGTATACTCAGCTACGTTCTCAGTAAGAACAGTAGATTTTATATCTGTACCCCAGAGAAGAACACCTCTGTTCTGCCAATCAGTAAGCAAAAGATTAAGAGAACGTCTGGCAGTGATACCATCATTACCTAGTTCTGGCTCTCCTCCTATCATGGCAAAGGCTTCTTCTATCACCTCGTCTATAAAGAAGGTAGCGTCAAAGTCTGATGTAGTTGCAACTGCCATAATAGTTCCTTATCTATTTCTCATCCACGCTGGTTTTATAGGACCACCTACAGAATATTTAAGAGGACCACCTGTTTTCTTTCTAGTAGGATCATAGTGTGCAGTATCTTCAAAACCTTTTTTTATTTGTTCTGGTGTTGCCATCTTTTTGGCTCTTTGAACAGCTGCTCGTTCTGCAGGAGAAACTTGTTTACCATAGCGCATCTCTTTGTCTACTGCTATAACATCTCCCATTCCTGCAGGGGTAGTTGGTCTTGAACGTGCAGCAGGTATCGACTCTATTTGCGACATTAGTCTTCCAATCTCGTCGAGTCCCTCTTGCGTTGGCACCAAACCTTTTTTCTTTGATTTCTGCTGACGTTTCTTTATCATTTTTTGACGATTATTTTTGTTACTCATTAGTAAGTATCCTCTCTACAGTAGCTTATCTATTCCTCATCCACGCTGGTTTAACGGGTCCACCCACAGCATACTGAACAGGTTTAGATTTCATATAAGGCACACGCCTCCCCGAAGGTAGCTCCTGCGTTACCTTAACTTTCTTTGATCCAAAAGGTTTTACCGTGAGGTCAAATTTTTCAAAAGCCATTAGGACCTATACCTTTCTTTTGATTCTTTTAGCAAAGGGTCTGAGCTATGTTGTAGAACTGTGTCTAGCTTAGAGTCCATTCTTTGTATTAAAGTTTCTACTCTGTTACTCTTGTCTATCAGAGCAATTATAATTTCATCTTGACTCTTTAGCGCGGTTGCTACATCTCTAAGCATAAAATGCAAAAGTTTCCAAGCTGCTGCACCCGCTCCTATGGTGGCAACTATGGCAAGCCCGTAATCTGAAATAGCCTGAAATACACTAAAGTCCTCCACCATTCATATCCTTTCTATTCTCCAGTTGGTTGTGTACAGTCACACCCCCCTTCTTTAGAACAAGAACAATCATCACACCCTGTGCATTGGCAAGAGGGGTTGCCACATGCTTTTTCTGATTTAGATTCCTCAGACAACATTTGGTCCTTTCCTTGCAGCCCCGTAACCTTGACCAGTGGGTCTGCCTACGATTGCATCCAACATCTTTGTAGAAGTCGGAGGATTCTGGTCTATATCCTTTGAAGTTTGTGGTTTATTAAAAGCTTCTAGTTTTTTCTCTTTAAGTGTTTCAGCCATGATTAAAATCCTCTCTGTGCTGCGCCTGAACCTCTACCAGAGAAGCCGCTGCGTTTACTACGATTCATACCTTGGGTCTTCATCTTACCTCTTCCGGGTCTGCCCCCTGCTTTTTCTCCATCACTCAGGTCAAAGTCTTTATCCATTTGCTCTTGAGTGGCATACTTAATACCATGCTTTCTAGAGAAATCTCCTAGGCCAGTTCCCTTTTTACCATAGAACTTATAACCAGTATCTGTATCTTTAGCTTTAGCTTTAGCTTTTTTAGCTTTAGGTTTAGATGTAATTTTAGGTGATGAAGTAGGATCTGGTTGATAACCACTTATCTTATTAACACTAGATTCTTTGTTTACTTTAGGTTTAGTAGTATCTACTTTTTTATTTTTAGGCATAGGATCTACAGAATCATATAACCGAGATCCTACGTTTGCCGCTCCTGCAGCTGCTCCAATACCTAAAACTCCTTTAGCTGTTGTACTGGGTCTTCCTTTAGGAGTTACAAAAACAGATTTAGATTCTCCCCTTTTTGATCTTCCTACATCTCTGGCAACTTTTTCAACAACATTAGGTTTTCTGTACTGTCCTTTTTTATTAACAGCTGTTCCTCCTCTGGAAACATTTTGAATATTTTGAACAGGTCTACTCTCTTTTACCTGTTGAACACCTTTCCCCACTGTTGATTCTACCTTAGAAGGTTTTTTAAACTGTCCAGTACTCGCCCTAGTTGGTTGGTTTCTAGACACTCTACCAATATTTTTACCAACTCCTGCTAGTTTTGCAGCAGCTTTGCCTATAAGTTTACCAGCAACAGGACCTCCTACTACTGAAGCAGCTAACTCTCCCGCTGCCTTTTTTTGCCTAGCAGTAGGAACATTAGCTTGGCCCTTTACCTTTTGTTTATTACCATCTCTAATAGATTTATAAGGGTCTGGTTTTTTACCCAATGCTGCAGAACTTCCTCTTTTTTTTCTTTTATCATAATCAACTGGAACTGCCATAATTAATTACTCCCTGCAATAAGTGTATTAGGACCACCAGCTGGACTTGTGTTAAGCTGCATATCATCCTGTCTACTTCTTCTGGCTCTGTTTCTTAACCTGTCTATCTCACCTTGGTACTCTTGCTGCCACGCCTGAGTTGTGTTAAAGCTCTTCATAAAGAGAGATGCTTCTATCATGGTGGCAAAGAAGAGCGCATTCTGACAGTGCTGCGTAAAGTAGTTGGTAGGACTTGCAGATGTAATAGTTGTAATCTGTGCAATGAATCCTATCTGAGAATCTACTGTGGCAGAAGGTGTAGGCGCTACTCTGATCTCTGTGTTAGTCTTAAAGCCGTAGTACCTAGGTGTACCTGTGGAAGCTGAGACTGGCCAGTAGTCTAGCATATACTCATAGGGTCTATGCTTCAACTGAGTTCTGGAACCACTGACCTCTATGGTAAAGGTCTTGATGATCTCTCCACCAGTAGGCACAGATACTTCTGCAGTTCCAGAAGATACAGCTACACTGGCGTAAGAGACAAGACCCTGATCATCTAGGTCATTCATCATCTTATCCTGTGCTCTCTGTATCATATTAGGAAGAGCACCTAGAAACTCTGAGCCATCATTCTCAGTGGTCTCTACAACTGCGCTGACAAGAGAGTTAAAGTCCATCTGGGTTAGCCATAGTAAACGTAAATTTTACCACCGTCACTGATACCAGCAACAGAAACATTACCTTCACACCTTACCCCGTCATCCCCTATGTAAACATTATCTGCTGTATTGGCAGCTAAGGCAGGTTGTTTAATCACAACACCTTTCTTATCTCCAATTACAATTTCAGAGGCAACGGTGACAGCAAAAGTATAAAGCCTGATTCTGGTATCTGCCAGAGTTACACTGGACTTGGCATCAACCATGAGGCCATTACCTCCTGCACCACCTTCTACCTGTGCAATTTTAAGTGTAGTTGTCATTTATTTTTCTCCTAAAAGAAAGGGGAGAACCATCTCCTGATCCTCCCCCTATTATAGATCAAAGCTGTTGGCTTTCCAAGGTTCAGCTTATTACTTCTCTTGCATTGCAGCGATATAGTCAACTGTAATTGTATTAGCAGCTGCTTCACCTGTAAGCACCGCAATAATAGGAGCCATATCTTCGTCAGTGACAAGATTAGTACCTGATACCACACTGACAGTACCAACATGAACATCATCAGCATAGACCTTGATGTTACTGAAACCATCAAAGTGATAGCCTAGTTTTACAAAGGTATCGTCTGTCATGGAAGCAACTGCCGTGACAGAGGCAGAAACAATTGAACCTGACATATTTGTTTCAGAGACCAGACGAATAGCTGTACTCTCATCATCACACTTAAACGTGATAGAGTCTGAAAGACCCGCAAAAGGAGTTGTATCCTTAATTGCAAGACCACAGAGCCAATCTGTTTGTGTGGCGTCACCTACCTTGAGGCGCGTTTCAAAGAAAGTTTCTTTGCTTTCGTCAATATTAAAAGCTTCAGTTTTAAGTTGAAGTGCAATGCCGTCATTCTCTGCGTCATCAGTGGTCATTACTAAAGTTCCACCACCGCTATCAGTTACAGAGACAATAGAACCGTTGTCGGTTCCACCATCAACCTTGGTGCAAGTCCAGTTAACAGAAGAAACTTTTGTACCACTGAGGTTACCAACATTGCCTAGATCAGTATTTTGAACAAAGTCATTCCAGTACACTGTGTACTTACTAGGAGACATTTGTTTTAAGTCACCAAACGTAGACTCTTTGGTTACGTTTGTGACACCGTTTGGAAAATGTGTAGACATAATGAACAGTCCTTTCTAAGACCAGCACCCGAAGTGCCATTCAAATATGTTAAAGAAAAAGAAGTAGTGGAGAGGCATATCTCAGCCCCTCCACACTAAAGTACTTAGGCTCCTTGTGAACCGAAGAATCCTCTCCAGTCCGAGAAACCAAAGCTGTAACGCTCTCTAGCTTTGAAACGGAGGTTGCCCGTGTCAAAGTCAGGCTCCATCTTAGTGGCAAGCGGTGCTCTTACAAACATCTTCGTTCCGTTTGGAACGTCAGTTTTAATGAAGAACGCATCCGAATCTTGGAAACGCTTGTTCACAGAATAACCCTGTGGGATCATTCCTTGATGGTTGATAGCGTTGATGTTGTTATCAGCCGTGTTAGGTTGATACGGGCTGTTCAGCACACGGTCTGCCGTGAACTGGTTCCCCGGTGCAACGTGCAGGGATACTGCATTTCCACCTACAAGAATACCACGATCATCCTTAATCGTCTGAATACTAATCAATGCTGTCTCCAACGCTGCTTCAGAAAGGTCAACCGTACCAGCGGAACCAATCAGGTTGCTCTGGTTTCCATCACCAACCGTTGGGTGGCTGGCACTGAAGAGAGGTTGTCCATCACCACCCGTGAAGGAGGTGTTGAAACCGTTGTTGAAAACATCAGCAGCTTTAGTCTGCTTGGTGTTAGCCATGGAACGAGCAAGCCCTCTGGCACGCAGCTTGGCAAACGTGTCATACAGGTTGTCTTCCATTGCCTCTTCCGTAACTGCAAAGGCCAAAGCTATGGTTTCAGCCGTATATCTTGCAGTGTAACTTTCTTGTGCATTGTCAAACTGGACAGCAGCGCCTTCACCCTTGACAGGTGCAGTGCCGAAACCAGTGAAGAGAACTTCTTCTTCAAACGCACGATCAGAGTTCTCTACTTCAAAGAGAACACTGTATTCATCAGCAACTTCTCCATACTCCATACCGAAAACGGCATTAAGTCCCGGCAGAAGCTGCTTGGCAATACTAGCTCTATTTATAGCCATTGTCTAAGCTCCTTTCAGGTTATCGACCAGTTGAAACACGGGTCAACTGATGGTGGATAAGTTGAACTTCAGCGATTGGAAAAGCTGCTTCTGCTCCATTGTCAATGTCGTTACCCGGGGTATCAACAAAGTCAATGATACGGAACATACCTCCTACACCACTTGTACGTGTTGAAATATCAAGACCAACCCCTGAGCGACCAGTGAAGGTAGAACCCGCACCGAGAGTAGCTTCAAAGTTATGTTCCATGATATCACCAACCGAAGAACTGGCGTCACACTGAACTTCAAAAGTTGCTTGAGGATCATCACAAACAATCGCGTAGGCATTACTGGCAGAAGTATTAGCTGGCCAAAATTGACGGAACTTTGGCTCGCCGTTTTCTTCAAAGAAGCAACCCATGAAAACTCCAATAGGAGGGTTCACGTTTCCGTTACCAACAGTAACGGGTGTTGTATTACCTTCTTTAACCATGACTACATCACCCGTAAACATGTTTGATGCAGTACCAGATGCAATCCGGTAGTTTCTTGTCTGCACGGTGTTAGCACCAGCAGAGTATCTACGCGAAGGAGTGAGACCGTTTAGGGCTTTCGTAGTAGTCATACTACACTCTCCTTTTAAAGATGAGTAGAATAAACAGTAGACTCTTAGTTTTGAAACTGTGGCATTCTACCCTTGGTTACAGTTGAAGTGCTATTATTTGAAATGGGCATTCTAGAATCAGAAGCTGCCATCAACTGCTGATTTACAGCGTCCATCATGGCGTTAGCTTTGTTCTGGTAATAATCATTTCTGGCCTTTGCTTTGCCACGGGGCATCTTGGCTAGAGCGACATCCCCCCGTACAACGCAGTTGGTATAGCGTCCGGTATCTAAAACAGTTGCAGAGTGTAACATTTCAGGAACTTCTTCCGGGGTTACAAATACCCAGCCTTGCGTCATCTTGTTACCTACGTTCTTGTAGTCATCATCACCTTTGAGGGAGATGCGTATCCAACGGAGAACCATGTCTTCATTGGTGAATCTGTCTACAACAGGGTCGGGAACATCTAACCAGTTAGGTTCGGTATATGTATATTCTTTCGTTTCAGTTTCCCTAGTTTGAGTTGCTCTACTATTTGCTTTACTCATCTTTAAACGCTCCTTTGTTTGCTTTTATTACGCGCATTTACCTACTAATAGGTACGTACTCACCTGCTGCACGGTCTGCCCGTGCTTTTTCAGCAGCATACTTCTCAAGAGGTATGTTCCACTTCTGAGCCATTCTTACGTCTTCTTGTGTAAGCTTGACTTTCTTAGAAGAGGAGGAATTAGTAGGACTGCGCGACTGTCCTGCTACTACCTGTTGAGTAGGTCTCTGAGCAGGGGCTTCTTCCACTGTCTGATTAAACTTGTGTGGAAACTCCTGCCTCATTCTTGAATCCACCTCACTGTAAAAACTAGTGGAGGATGGATCATAACCTTCTTCTTTAAGCTGTGCGTCTATGGTTAAAGCCGCCACAGTCATAATATTATCTGTTCCAAACCAATTGTTCTCAGGCTTTTGACTCCACTCTACAGCTTGAGGATCATACTCATTTGTCTGAGGAGCCTCTTGCTGCTGCTGCGCCTGTACCTGTTGTTGCCTCTGTAGATCTCTTGCCTCTAGAGTTCTTTCGTACTGAGACAGTTGGTTCTTATTCTGTTCAATGTTATTTAGCTGTACCTGAGTTTTATTTAAAATCTCTTGAGCTTCTAACATTCTTTCTTTGTCACCAGAATCATAAGCTGTCAGGTAGGACTGCTTTGCTAACTCTGCTTGTTGTGCTAACTGCTTCTCTGACTGGTCATATGTAACCTTGTGTAGATCTACAGCACTCTTATCTCTTTGGTCTATTGTTTGAAGGAACTGCTGACGCTCTGCTTCCAGCTGTGCAATACGGTCATCCCGCTCTTTCTTCTGCTTGACAAGCTGCCTAATTCTTTTTTCTGCTCCTTTGGTTTCTATGCCATCTAACTCGGGCATCTCCTCTGGAGTTTCTGCTGCTGCTGCTTCTGGCTCTGGGTCTGGCTGTGATGCTGGCTCTGCCACCAGTTCTTCTGGTTCAGAACCCTCTACTTCAAACTCAACCTTTTCTTTTTTCTCTTCCGGTGAGAGATCAATCTCACTCCACTCTGTTAGTTCTTCTGCTACATTTTCTTGTTGTTCTTCTGACATATGTTCTGTCCTCTTCATAGTGTGCGAATACTAAGATTACGCTATAGTAATATAATTACCACAATTAGCTTCCTAATACAATAGTAGTATCTAAATCTTCTGGACTGTCTATCTTCATCAAGACTTGATCATCAAAGAGAAGAAGAAGCTTTACGCCCTTGTAGACAAACTTGGTACCTGACAATTTCTGGTAACATACATAGTCACCTTCTCTGCACCATGCTCCTCCAAGAAACTTATCCTTGTCTTCGTAAGCCAGTGTGCCTACCTTGAGTACACGGCCCACCGTGGTAAGATATGCAATGTCATCCCGGGCTTGTTCAGGAAGAATAATTCCTCCTTTGGTCTTTGCCTTAATACTGACAGGACGAACCAGAATATGATAGCCCGGAAGTTCTGGTAGAATCTCTGGATCTGGGTGTTCTCCTTCTGTGACCCATGAATCATTTTTTATAGCCCCTGCTAAATTAGGATTAATCATCGTCTAAATCATTCTCCATTCTGTTATTGACAATTCTAGTTAACTCTGTGTAGGCCCACTCAATTCCTGAGAGTGTTCCGACTATCTGCTTATATTGGTTATAGTCCTCTACTTGGCCGTCCGCAAGCAAATTCTTTAAAGCTTCTTGCTTGGTTTGGAAAGCATTCTTTATTTCTTGGAATATATCCATAACAGAGTATAACTATTTTTTTCTGGTCATCCTACGCTTTTTTTTAGAAGACCGTTTGGGAGAACGCTTAGAGGTAGACATGGCAATTGCCACCGCTTGTTTCTGATCATATCCTTCTGATCTTAGTTTTTTAATATTGGCAGAGATAGCTTTCTTACTTTTACCGGGAGTGAGTGGCATCTTAAATAGTTCCTATCTTCTTTTTGTATTCTTCTATTAAGGGAGCTATAAAAGTAGAGTATGTATCCTTATTTCTTTTTGTAAGAGGTTTTTTTAATCTTTTTCCATCGGGAGTTTCTACTATCATACTTCTTTTATATTCTTTATTAAGAGCTTTAAAATCTTTTTCTTGAATGGCTTTTAACATTTCTGTGTATGTTTCAGCGCCTCCTTTTACATTAAATTCAAAGTCAGTTATTAAAGCTTGCTCAAGAGGGGTGAGATTTTTAAAGTTTGGAACCCTTTTAGAAGCACGGTTATATTTTTTTTCTAAGTCTTTTCTAAAAATAGTATCAGCTTGATCTTTAGTAATTCCTTTACTAATATCTATTCCGTATACTTTTTTAGTTTTTAATTCTTCAGGTGTAAGTTTATGACCATGGCCAATATCCATGCTTGGGTTGGATTTTCCCTTGTCTTCAATAGCTATATCTATCTCAGAAATAAAACCTTCATTATCTTTTCCAAAAGGAACTAATATTGATTCTACCTGAGAATAGGGAGAAGGAGAAAACATATTCCTAAGATTTTCACTGACAATATCTCCGCTCAGTACCCTGCTAACATAGTCATTAACATCATCTAGACTAAAGCCAAAAGAAAAACTCTCTTCCCCTTCCGGGGTAGCCACTAGTCCTCCTTCTGCCCTTCCAATTCTTACTGGTACGGGTGTAAGCTGACCATCTATCACCCGTGTTTGATTTCCTATAAACAAAGGATTAACTCCGAAGCCTCTAAGAATTTTATCAAATGTAGGGTTATTAAATCTAAGTGTTTCAAATCCAGTTGGGTTTCTACCAAACGCTTCTCTAAGTCTTGCTTTCTCTGCCTGTTCTTGTCTAAGCCTGTTTAATCTTCCCTGTGCTTGTCTATCAGGAACACTAGGAAATCTTTTACTTTCTCCTCCTGCCACTTGTACTTCTCCTCCTAAATTATTTTGCTCACCTAGATTTAGTAATGTTGCTATGACAGATTCTGGTACCTGCGCCAAAGGGTTAGAAGTATTTTGACCTAGGTTAGGTATCTCATCTCTTGTCTGCCTTTGTTGCCTTCTTTCTTCTGCCGCTTGGACTCTGTTTAAGTTTGAACCTAACCTTCCAAGTTGTACAAGAATATCATCTTGTCTTCTCTGTTCAGCGGTTTGTGGAGGAGGTGGAGGTGGGGGAGCAGGAGTAGGAGTAGGAGGATCAAAAGCATCAAAAATAATATCATCCTCTTGTGGAGGAGGGGGAGCAATATCTCTAAAAAGAGGAACAAAGTTATCTGCTGAAAACTCAAATAGTTCTCGTTGCTGCGCTTCACTCCCACCTAAATCTGGATTAAAGATAAATTCTCCTCTATCAAAATCAGGAATACCTAGCTCACTAGCTGTTTGAGTTACAAAGCCTTCACCCGGTACATTAAATTCTTGACCCGGAGGAGGAACAGTAAGTGATAAATTTTGCTGTGGTGCATTACTTTGTGGGTTTGCATCTGGAGAAAGAGCAGGTGCTCCCTGTGCTACAGGGGTTCCTGTGCCGCTACCCACTGTTGTCACCTCTGATTTGATTTCCAATGGACTGCAAAGTTTGCATAGCAGTATTAGCAGCTTTAAGTTCAGAGTCATCATCTAACTTCTGCTTCTCTAACTCTAGTCTGGCACTGGTTTCCAGAGCCTTCAGGTTCTCTTTCCGCTCATCTGCTTCCATCTTACCTATGTTTACCACCAGATCATTCATGCTTTCCTTACCTCTGAGGTCCATGTCCATCTGTTTGAGGGCAATATTGGCAGAATCATTGGCAGCGTCCATCTCTGCCTTCTGTTTGTCCAGTTCAAGCCTTTCTTTCTCTAGGAGAAGCATCTGTTGCTCTGGACTCTGGGCAATTCCCATGGCAGCGTTAGCGTTTGCCACCTCTTCTGCTGCTTGGGCCATGACCATCTCGGAAGTTTGTGGGTCATTTGCCACACCACTGGCCTGTACCATGCCTAGTACCTGCTCTTGGTACTTCATAATCATGTGATCCCTGATATTTGCGTTGAGAATGGGAACAATCTGCTTCATCATGGGGTTTGCGCCCGTGGCAGGGTCCTTTAGGAAGGAAGTTTTGAACTGAATGTGCGCTTCGTGGTTCTGACCCGGGAATGCAGCTATGGGTAGACCCTTTGTAGCTGTGATTATGTCTGCCAGCGGGTCTTGCGGCTGTGGTTTCTGCTCTGGCGGAAGTATTTCGTCCAGATTAGGGAAGTTTGCCGCTGTTAGTACCTCTCTGTAGAGGGCTGGCATGTTAAAAGTACCCGGAGGAGTCTGACTTGCCAGCTGAATGGCCAGTTGACCCAGTGCCATGCGGTGTGCAGAGGAGGGAATGTTAGGATCAGACACCGGAATTACGTCTATTCTCCCGTCAAAGTCCTGTTTGAACACCTCGCGGTCTCCTCCCACCACCTCGTAGGGGTAAGCTGGGGGTAGGAAGTCATAGTTTATCTGGGCAAGTACCTCAAACTCATCCTTCTGTGCCTTGTGTAACCGCTTGTGTATGGCAGAGAAGAACTTTGAAGAGGCTTCTAGCAGGGCCATGGTGGTTCCCACGGGTCCTGAGTTGTTAGAATCTGCAATGATCTGTTCTGTGGAGTCTGCAAACTTCTGCCCTGCTCCTATGACAAACTGCATCATGGCCATCAGGGTCTGAGAAGGTTCTTTATAGGGGAGTGTGATGATGGCTTTGTTCAGATCAATGCCTGTGCTCTCCACTTCTTTGAACTCACCGGGAGATATGGGGTCATTGTCACCTACTAGCCTGACACCTCTGGCCTTAAACCCTCCGGGGAGGTTGGCAAACTGGCCAGCGTCCACCAGAGAACGCATGGCAGTGGTAGCTGTCATGGTCAGGTTACCTAAGAAGTGAATAAGACCAAGACCATAAAAACCAAAACCCGGGACATACTTGTAGTGAATGAAGTGATCCTTCTTTTGTTTCTTGGGATCATTCTCTACATAGTTTCTTCTGATGGAAAGAACCTTCTTGCTCTTCTCCTCTATGGTTACAATGTAAGGATCAGCAATACCATCCGGGTTGTCAAAGGGTTCTGGAAGATCTAGGTAGCAGTGTTGCTCCAGAAGAACGTACTGTGGGTCCTCTAGGTCAATGCCAGAGGAATCTATTCCCATGAGTTCGTCCATCTTCTGTGTCATCTCAGGAATCTCAGGAGCAGAAGGCTTACCTAAGTCTATGTCCCGGTACATTCCAGAGACTACATCTTTTCTAAAGTCATTGACAGAACGAAAGATCAGGTGCGTGTAACGGTCAGCTGTTCTGAGATCTTTGGCATTGTAGGATACATAGAAGTGATCCACAGGGACCAGTTCAGAGATTGGCCTTTCTAGAAGTTGGTCATAGTAAATTTTCTTAAAAGCAGAACCCATGACAGGAAGATGAAAGAGAAGTCTCTCCTGCTCTTCAAAGTACTCAGGCATCTGCTGCGTAAGCTGGTAGTTCATAAAGTTCTTGACACGTTGCGCTTGCTTCTCGCGCTCAATGGTAGATGCTCCAATGATCTGAGCTTTTACCGGGCCACCTGCTGGGAAGAGTTCCTGAGAGGCTTTGCTCTGAAACTTGACCACTGATTCTATCAGGAGTGGGTGGACAGCTGTGCACGCACCGTCAAAGGGTTCTGAAGTTTCTTCTAGCTTGAGACCTAGGAGATCAAAGCCCCGCTCAAAAATCTGTTCCCACTCTTGTCTGGATTCTTTGTCAGCTTCGTAACTGTCATAGACCAAGGTACCTATCTCAACTAGGTCATCGTCATCTAGCAACTCTGCTAGGTTTTCAAAGTGAGAACCCATGGGACCAGAGATCATCATCTCTTCCATCTCTCCAAACTCTACCTCTACACCTCCATCATCTGTGGGCATAAAGTTAACAATACTCTCCTCTAGCATCTCTGCTTCTATGGAAGGAGTTTCTCCCATGGAGTCAAAGTTAGAGACAGGCATCTCCTGCTGGAGTTCTGGCTCCATCATTTCTAATGGGTTGCGTTCAACTGCCATGGTCTGTTATTTCCTTTTTCTACCTTTTGCTGAGAGCTTGGCCATCTTCTTGGCCCCGTACTTCTTTCTACCTATGCTGGCAGCTATGGCATCTGCAGACTTCTTGCTCTTGCCACTCTTCTGAATCTTGGAGGAGAGGGCTTTAAAACGTGAGCCGCTCCCTAGTTTACCGCCGCCTTTTTTCTTCGCCACCTTGCGTCCTCCTCTGAGTTCTCTGGGAATGTTTGCTCTGGATATTGTCATCTATCTAGTTCCAGTTCCAGTAAGTCTTCTTACCTTTTGTTTGATTCTCATCTTCTTCATAGTCTGGGTCATCTGGGTGAGACAGGTGCCAAGATTCCTTCAAGTAGTGAATGGCCATTGCCATTGCGTCTACTTGGTCATCGTGTCTGGCATAGGGGAATTGTATTGCCTCTGCAAATAAATCTTCTGACCAGTCTCTCCCTCTGGGAAGCCACACTCTTCCAGATTCTAAAAGTGGTGTAATGGCATGTACTCTAGACACTTTATCACGGTCTGGGAGGTAATCCAACACAGGTAGCCCTGCTCTTCTCATATCTTGTATCAGGCTCTGACCAGATGCTTTCTTCTCTATGATACAGATATCTGGTTGATAGGAGTCGTATAGATCTTGCGCTGTTCTTCTTAGCTCTGGATATTCCAGTCTTTCTCTGACGTTGCCCAGTAGAATCATGTTAGGTGCTAGATATTCTCTTCCTGCTAGGTCCACGGTGAACCAGTCAAAAATGCCCCACGTTTGTATCACTGAGTAGTCAGCTGTGCTCCGAGTGGAAAAGGCAGTGTCATAGGTTTGGATGATCAGATCACACTCTGGAGGGTCCTCTTGCTCCCAGTTCTGAAACCAGTGCGCCTTGATGGTGGAACCTTCATCAGGTGTGGGGTTCTGCATATAGAGGGCTTGCCAGTACTTACCCCCGTTGTTGGCCCGTATCTCTGCCTCGTCTAGCCTGAGAAGGTTGTCTGGTTTCCACTCTGGAAAATAGGAGCTACCTTCTGGTAGATCAAGAAGCTGTGCTGATTCCTCGTCTAGCCATGCGGGTATGGAGACAACATCCCACGGTATGGTATCCTCTGTTTGATTACCCAGGAGCCACCCGCACAGGTCATCTTCGTGGTATCTGGTGTTGATGATGATCACAGAACCGTTGGGCATCAGGCGTGTTCTGAGACCTGATGGGTACCATTCCTTGATGTACCTGCGCCCTGCTTCTGAGAAAGCGTCCTCCTCTGACATGGCATCATCTATCAGTGCAATGTGTGCACCGCGCCCAGCTATCTGTGAGCGTACACCTGCTGCATAGTAGATACCGTTCTGCTTGGTCTTCCACTTACCCGCTGCTCTTACGTCCTCTCTGAGGGTGGCCCCGGGGAAGATCTCTTGGTAGAGGGGCATCTTCAGGATATCCCTGACAGTTCTGCCAAAGTCTGAGGCCAGCTGGTCAGAGTGAGATATGCTCATTATTTCGTGAGAGGGGAAGTTTCCTATGTACCAAGAGGGAAACAGCTGAGAACAGAGGAGACTCTTGGAAGAGCGGGGAGGGAGAAAGACCATTAGTCTCTGTGGTTCAGGAGAGTCCACCACTCTCTGCAGCTTTCTAGAGAGTACATCTATGTGTCTGCCCACCTTGAAGTCTGAGACCAAGGAGGGTGCAATGAACTTGACATAGGAGAAGAAGTCTGTACGCGCTGTGTCAATGGCTCTGAGGTACAGGTTCTCTCTTAGTTTCAGCTGATGTTCTTCTGGAGCACCTTGGGTCTGTTCCACCTAGTCTTCTCCTTTGCCCCCTTTGATGACAGAGAGAGAATACCCAGAGATATCGGCCAGCCTCTTTATGTCATCGTCTACGTTTGGGGTGAATGCTTCGTCTACTCCTTGGAAGGTGGTGTTCTGTTTGATTTCTTTTTTGTCAATGAACATGCCTAGGTGCTTGCCCATGTTCTCCAGAGAGCGGTTGGCATTGGTATAGTCCTCTGCCTCTGTGGACCGCATATAGGTCTGGTACATTTTGTCTAGGACCTTCTGAGCATTCCAAGAAACTTTTTCTACTACGTCCTCTCTGAGCATTTCTATGTAGGCTCTGAGCTTGGGATTGGATAGGTACTGTTGCGCCCTGCGCCCTGTTCTGGTCCGGTCCACTCTCCCGTCCTTGGTATTCACCGGGGCATACCCTGCCTCTACCAGTGCATGAATAGGATCATTGGTTTCTATGTAGACCTCTGCAAACTTGGTTTGTTTCTTGGTCAAGTTGTAAGCTTCTGACCTAGCATTGGGTCTGGGTTCAGCACCAGACATTACGTCTTCTGTGGTCAATTGATTGCACCCCTTTTAAAGAAAGACAGGAAGAGATATTTTTTATTATAATTTATAAAGAGGGGTCTTGCAAGATTTTTGTTTCCATGTTACGCTGTGCAAAGGCACCCAAGAGAACTCTTATGTGTTATTATGTATTAGTAAGAAGAATAATAAGAAGAAAGATATTATGTGTTATTAGGAGTAGCACTAGTGTTATTCTCTTGTAGTACCCCCGCCAAATACCCCCGCCTTTTGATTTTTCCAATTTTGTAAAATTTGCTCCGCTAGTGGGGGTGGTATTATATATATAACACTACAAGTAAAAACAGGGGACCCCCAGGGTCCCTCCTTATATCTTCCCTGAGTATAACTAAACGAGCGACTAGCGAGTTACCTTATGCCTCGCAGAGCGTGGGAAATTTCCCAGCCAGTCGATCTTGACCAGCTGGGAAACTTACGGCCTTCCTATCCCATTAATTTGACATCTTTAAAGGGTTGGTTGGCCAGTTGGTTAGCGACCATCTGACTGCACGCGAGGATCGCTTCCTCGTGAACAATAAGCTGGTTCAATCGGGCGTGACTCTTGGCCTTAAACGCGCCCACATTTTTCAACATGGAAGATTTGAGTTGATCCGACCAGCTGTCTGGATAGTTCGGGCGTCCACCAAACGACTTGCCCTTGCGCTCCAGATACTTAGCAAGCGGAACACTGCTCCAAACTTTACTGTCCAGTCCAATGGACCGGAAGAACGGGACCGCATCAATGGTGGTGCGCCCGTCCTCATAGTGCGGCAAGCTCATCGTCGCATTCTCATGGCCCATCTGGTAGCGCCCCAGTGTTGGATCAGTAGCCGACTTAGCCATCCAAGCGTCCGACTTGGCAATGGATGGCAGGAAGTCCCGCGACTGACTCATATAGTACATATGAGGGCTATTGGAGAATGGAAGCTCAAACAGAGCGGCTAGGAAAAGCTCAAAAGGAACTGCGTCAGCTAACGGCTGTAAGGAACGTGCCATTCCGGGCAAGAGAGAAACGCCAGTGAGGTCAGTGTTCCCATCCCACTTCCGCGAAATCTCCACTGGAACGTGCATGACCTGCTCTTCACCCTGGAACTTGCGCCCACTGGCGATAGCATCATGCGTCCGCTTGCCAACATAATCTGTTGGAATGGAAAGAACTTCAGTGGTATCGCCGTCAATTGAAACTAAATTGTACATCTAAAATGTTCCTAGTTTGTTTCCTGGTTCCGAATGAACCAGTACCAGTATACTACTCCCATACCAAACCTATGTAAACCCACTTTATAAATTTTTTTAGTTTGCAAACTAGTTTGGCATGTGCTAGGTCTTGTGGTTTGCGGCGGGTTCAGCTAGATGTTCCCGTTCTGTTCTTTTGCCTGAATGGCATTGGGGAGACGGGCCGGTGGACGTAGACGTAGACGTAGAAGCAACAGGACAGCAAGCTAGTGGACGTAGACGTAGACAGAACAAGGGGAAGGGGCTTACTCGGTGGGGGACACAAAAGGGGATGGTAGGGAAATACCTTATAAATCAAGGGATTATAAACTAAATAAACTAATTTGTATTTTATTTGTTTTTACTCTTTACTTTCTTTATGCGGTAGCCTATATTCTAACTTACCTTAAACAATCAATAGGTCTAGCCTGATGGCTCAATATAAAACCAACGCCAGTGTGCGCCGCTTCCTCTATCTCCAACAAGGCCAAGCGCATCCCCAATGGGAGGACTATTGCGCCCATGTTTGGAAGCTGGTTTATTTACATAAAGATGTACCGCTCTTTAGAGATTGGCTTGCAAGCAATACACCTATGTCCCACGCGGACTTTTCCACGCTTACTGACATGGGAGTTATATAATCATGTCTAAGTATAATCTTATAGGCGTCGGAACCAATGCC